GTCCTTCACAAGATTTTGCGTCAGGCTCCACTCAAAGACTTTCTCATCCTCTTTGCCGACTGTCGAGGTATCACAATAAATCGGACGCCAAGGATCATCCTTTATTTCGATGGGAATTGCTGGTTCTTTCGGGCGAATGAAGCGAATCACCTTGCCGTTGATCTCTTCTTCGTGATAAATTCTTGTCCACTTTCTGATTTGCCGCATCTCATACACACCGCCGACATAGCGTAATTCGATATCTCTATCGGGCAGGGTGAAACAAGGCATGTTGACAACAAAAGACTCTTTCAGGAATGGCTGATAGATTGCCCTGGTGTCTCTGACTTTCTCAAGATCAATATCACCAAGGCTTGTCAAGGGGATCTGATAACGATTTTTACCTAGTAGCTTCGGCTCGGTAATCTTTTTCTCCGCCTTGATGTCCCAGACCATGCCGGGTTCTTTGTCCACGCCGTCCTTGCCTGGGTCGATATCCCGAAAATCAAGGCCATCCACCTTGCCATTTTCATAGAGAGAGCGCTTCAGAACACCTTTCACCTTAAGGTTGGTAGTCAACACTCCTACATTCACGGGAACAATCAAGTATTCATCGATGACCTTCCAACCATAAGGCCTACCGGTTTCCTTAACAGTAACAATATCGCCTTCGCGTTTACGGGTGTCCCCCACACCCATTGGTTGAACCTTGTCTGCTGCTGCAATCGTGAGGTTGAATTTGGGCATGATTGTTTACCTCAATAGTTGATGTCGGGATCGTCGGGTTGGTACTCCGGTACACGCTCCACAGGTGCTATCCATCTAACGGGAAACTGGTGTATGTACCGAAGTGCTGCATGGGCATCATGCTTGCCCTCATTGATCTTATCTCGTTCACCCTTGATATCCTCATTCATGCCACGGTCACGTTCGATTGTACGCAGCGCATTGATCAGCAGTTTGTTCTCAGGAGTATCAAATATGTACAGTCGTGGCTTTTGGGTTCTGGGGTGCAGCCTCAGTACCTGCTTGATTTGGTCTACACCCGCATGTATTGATCCTTCGAACTTCTCTGATGTGAAGAGTGCGGGAATCGCATTCTTACCAGTTTTGAGTTCGTTAAATACGTTACGGTCTCCAAGGACTTTAATAGTCGAGTCGGCACTTCGATCAACACGTGTCCAGGCAACACGATAGTTTCTCTCCCTGACTCTTTGGGCCAGGTCTGCTTTGATAATGTCCGTATCAGCTGCTTTCGAATAACATCCGACCACGTACTCATTTCCTTCTCTGTCAACCGCAAGCTCGACACAGACCGTGGGCTTGACGAGATGTGGATCGAGACCCCGATACACCACAAAGTTATCTTTGTTGATCTTGAAAGGGTCAATAACATGGATCTTCCGGTTGAAAACTCCTCCATAGACAAGACCCGACAATGATACGAACTCCCCCAGGAGACGCATCTTGACAGCCTGGTACGAATCTTGCCCAGACAGGATTTTACGAACGATCTTAGTGTTTGCATATTTGTTCGTCACACTCGCCAGGGCATAGGCCTGGATCGTAAATTCGGTGTCCCCGCTTTCCTGTTTCAAAAAGATTTCGTCATGTACCCATGATAGTCCCCGGGTTGGGGTCATCGCCATGAGGATTTTGATCCTCGGAGCCGTAGTGAACCGCATCAGGTTCTCTTTCCAGATGGCATGACGTGGCTCTTCATCGTAAATCATACCATGCCTTGGAGGTCCCTGATGTGATTCCACATCTTGCCGGTTGTTCATAAACTCGATTGTACCGTACAGTTTACCCTTCTTACCCAACGTCAGGATCTGGTCCTGGGCCGAAAATGACTTGTCCCATTCGCCATTCTCAAGATATGCCCGTGGGGCCCAGTACTTGAAAGCCGGGACCACATTCTTCTTCATTGTGGGGTAATCTACACCCTCGACCCTGACGTGTTGCGGCCAATCCTTGGGGATCATCGAGTCCGGTACGAGCCCCTCTAAGGACTTGGGTAACTCCCCAGTAACCCAGATAAATGCTGTAACGGCCCCTACGGTACTCTTACCGACCTGGTTACCGCCGGCGCACAATGTGATATCAGCATCAGACTTGTGGACATCCAGTTGGCAGTCGAGTGGGCCTTCCGGTATATCTTCCGTCCGTAGATACTTCTGGAGGAGCTCCATACCCTCTTTCGTGATAGTACCGTCCGAGGGCTCGTAGAACCAGTACGGATCGAGGGCAAGTGCTTCCTTCTCCTGACGTTGGAGATCCTCCAACATCTCCTCGAGTTCTGCAATCTCCTTGGCTATGGGGTCCATTCATTACTTCGGCATCGCCAGCTTCACACCTTCAGCCGTCTGACGGGGCTTCGGTGTAATGTGGACGGCATGTTGGGTCTGACCGCCCAAGATCTTCAACTCAGGTACCAGTACACAATCGTACAGATCGAGTACACGTTGTACCTCCTGAAAACACTTCTGGGCTCTGAGCTTGTCATCACCTTCTATGAACTTCATGTAGCCTCCTTCGAAACTTATCGTAGCCCTCGGCATCCTCACAGTCAGGACATGTATAGTTTCTCATGAACACGCCGACATTTTCCTGATCGTGAGACTTGCCACACTTGATACACACGACTCGAAGTACCATGTTGCTCTTTTCTTGCACTTCCTTCTTCTTACCGATATGGTACTCTGATACGTGTACCATTATTGGAACACCATGAAGTGTTTGAATATCAAGTACTCGATTGCTAGCAGCACAATCATCCCCGTGAACATACCGCCGAAGAACCAAAGCCAATTCATGCTTTTCTCCTTCGAAGCTCCACCTCTACAGCATGGTGTCTCTTATCGAGTTCCGACTGCTGCTTTCTGGTAAGCCTCTTCTTCTTAACGTACGGCTTCTTTTGACCGAGACATCCCCAACCGACATGACCACCAGTGTCCGGATTGGTTGCTGCCCAGAACGGTTTACTTACCGATGCTGCTCGAGGTATCATTGCAACTCCGTATCATCCAGCACCCTCAGGGTCTCCTCAGAGATCCCCTCGGCCCGGGCATACACCTTGAACCCAAGCAAAAACTTCCGGAAGCCGGCCTCGTAGTCCGTAACCTTGTCCGGATGCCAAGCACCGTTCAGCTGAGCACCGTACTCGTACCGGTCTGATCCAATGAACAGCAGTCTGGGCACTGCCACCCCCATCCGAATCTCAACCCAGAACTCGTACCGTAAGTCATCCGACGTGTACGTTACAACGTACGTCGAGCTATCAAGCTCGATGACCCTCTTATGAAAGCCATCGCCGGGTGGCTTGTACCCAACGGGTAGACGTACGATACAATCGAACCTGGGAGCTACGACCAGGCGAAACTCCCAGCCGTTCTGTTTCATTGCTGAAAATGCAAGTGGTATGACTCCAGCCAACAAAATACACACGTACAGTACTTTAGACACAGTCTGGCATGTCCGATTGGATAGAACGTCCAATAGGGTCATGGATCACCTCATCTACGATGCCGTCACAGGGCGCATTGTCTAAGAATAAGATCCCATGCTGCCCATCGGGAGAAAAGACAAGTACGCCGAACGGTAACTTAGACTTCTGACCTTGACACACCTGAAACGTCACAATGACTTTCTGTACGTTGTTGTACAAGTACTTACGCATGACATAACCAGGAAAGGGTCGTTCCACATAGTTCATGTGGTGCGACTCACAGTACCCAATCATGTCGGGCATCGGCTCACCAGGCTGGGGGATATCGCCGGCAGGTACAGGTATTGTAGTACAGGTACACAGTACGAGAGCGGCCAATAAGGCCAAGAACTTCTTCATTACGCCTCCTCTAGAGCCCACGAGGGCTCTTCCTCGCAGCATGCGGGGCAGCATTGCTCGAGGTCTTGGGTTAGTACATCGAGCCGACCGTTCAGTTCTTCTACCATGCCGGCCAGGTTGTCAATGTCGTGCTCCATCTCAGTGAGGTCGGTTTCTATGTCCATCATTGTACATTCGTACTCGCTACCTATCATTGTACCGTACTCCTGTAAGTCTATTGTGCCATCGTGTACTTCTGCATGGCAATTGGCGCAAAGAACGACACATTTGGTAATCTCAGTCTTAATGCGATTCCATGACGTGCCGTTTGAAACCATACTATTGACTTCACCTAACTTTAAACTCGGCTTGACATGGTGTAGGTGTAAGGCCGCAGTAGATTTATTGTACCAGCAAAGGATACAACCACCAGATTTCATGTAATTAATATACAACTTTTTCCTACTTTTACTTGCCCTGCGTGCCCGTACTCTTCTTTCTAGTCCGGCCCCAGCCTTGCGCCCCTCCTTCTTATACTCACGTGTGCATATAAGGCATTTAATATTGCCTGATGGTTGCCGTTTGTGTTTGGTCAGACCATGGTGCCGACACTCCTTGTAGAAGTACTCAGTCACACAATGGGCAGTATCTTCTCATATGTAACCGCACCTCCACATAGTATTGGTTAAGTCCTTTTGTGTTGAGTAAACCCTGAGCCATCTTGTGAGAATATACCAAATCCCTCCCCTCCGACCCCCGACGGTAGGCCTACATGTACTCGTTCTCCCTCAATTTAACTCACTCACGTATGTCCGTTGAATCCTGTAGTCTCTCGTACCCCTGTAATTACAGTACGTTACCACGTACGTGATACTATTCGTCGGTATCACTCGGCCTCTGAGCTTGCTTCAGCCACTCCAGCCTCTCCCCAACCTCTTTTTGTGTCTCACGGAGACGTGAGATTACGGAGGCTACAGCACTGATGGATGTGGGCTGACCACGGATCAGACGTTCCTTGTCAAACAGGATACCAAAGGCCATCATCTTCTGTGGTACACTCATGGCCTCAATTTGCTCGTCGGTGATGGAGTACAGCATCTTCCTCTGGAAGATTGAGAGGATATCGGCCTTCTTGGCCTTCCAGATCTCGAGAGCCTTGGCGTCAGCTTTGGCCGGCAGAAACCGATTGATCAAATCTCTAATTGTAGTTCTGGGAGCACCCACCATCTTGGCGAGGTCGTAGTCATTCACTCCAGCATTATGATAAGCCAGAACCTTCTCAATCTGCCGGTCTGTGAGTGTCCTTGATGTAGGTTTCTCACTCATCGTCACCGCCACCAATCCCGCCTCGAAACACGTAGAGAACCGCCACGACCAGTGCGGTACACCAAATGACGGTCTGTATAATTTCTACTGGTATTTCGATTGACTCCATGGCACTGGTCTCTCCAGGTAAAAAAATAGCAGACACAGCCTCTGAGAATTAAGCTTGTAGCCGGGGGGCGACCAGGG